AATATTAGAACGTGGGCGAGCTAAGCTCCGGCGAAGCTAAGGCTGCTGCGTAGCGTAGTGGTTTCTACCCTCCCAGGGGTACACACCGCCGCGCGTGTCGTAAATTGAGGTCGGGATCGGCAGGAATCGTCTTCTCCGGCGAGTTTTGGAGAGAGAAGGTATACTTTTTCAGCGCACTCCGACGCGCCTGTGTTACATAAAAGCGGGGGTATTTAGGGAAAGTATAAAATAAGAGTCTCCAGTCTCCAATTGAGGCACCGATATATCGGTGTCTCATTTACCTATCGGTGTCCAATTATTTACCAAAGTGGGTAATTGTATTAACTTTTAACCACAGTAAATAGTTTTTACTGTGGTGACATCAAAAGAAGACGTTTTTTTTCCTTTTCTCCTTCTGTTTCCATTTATTTTGTAAATATAAAAGACCTATTTATTGATGGAGATCTAAATTTATCGTTGAGGGTTTTTTTGTTCTTGTTATATGTTTAGGGTTTAGGGTTTTTTGTTTTTTCCGCTGCGCTCCCTTTCTTTCTCAAGAGGTTCTGTCCTTCTCATGCCTTGCTGTTAGTGTGTGTGTTTTTTCTTTTTTCTTTCTTCTTTACCCATGCTCACCATGACCATGCGTATGTTTTGCTTCTCTGTGCTTGTCCTTTGATGGTGGTGTCACCATCAAATCTAACGAGATAAGATTTATACGGACCAGATTAGGCCACCCCTCTGCGTGGGGTCTAACAAGGAGGGGAGTCCACCTATAAGAACGTATTCCGAAGAAGACTATGCATAGCAAGATGACCATCCAATACAGAAACAAGAAGGGACTAAGGTTCATGATCGACGTGCGCCTACAAGGAGAGAGGTTTGTCATGGTCAAGATCAGGTTCTCCTCCACAAGGGCGCCGGCACTTATCAAGAGGAGATTCAACATTCCGTATGGTCACGATGGGATCATTGCACCTTTCGACTTCAACGGCCTCGAGACTGAAATCAAGGACATGATGGAAATACTATTCAAAGACGCGTCCCTGGAGACCTTCAAGCCGGAGGAGATGGTACAGACGATCGACATAATAATGATGCATGAGGCAAATGTAATGGATATTAACCTAGACGTTGACTACGACGTTGCCAACAACGTCGGTGCCTGATGTAATTCTCGATCATCAATAAAAATATCCGTTTACTAATCTTGATTCGACTAACGTTTAATTGAAACCCATATAAGGCCCAGTTACGAAGCTACTGGGCCAACTAACTATCCATGTACGAATCAGTAAGGCCCAATTTCTAGAGAGGTCCAATTGAGGTCTTCGTCAACTGCGGGACCCACAATTCCCCGAAAAACATCGCTCGCCCACGGT